ATGGTTATCTGGAGTGTTATAGAACGCGAAGAAAAATCTTAAGAAGTCACTGAATCCATAAGACTCAAAATATTAACGACCGGGGTTCTGAAAATACCCATGAAGTAATCGTTAACGCCAAGAGCTAATGCTAACTCTCCTTCGTCGTTGATATATCCTCCAAATGGGAGAATGCAAGCGGGTTGATTTGAAATATCTGACCCAAGAGGATCTGTCCACGTTACAAGATCATCATTGACTGAACCTAAAAACATAGGTTCTTTTAGGACTCTTGTAATTTTTGTAAGGTCTTTATCTATTGTATAAGCGCTTAGCCCGTACATTAAGTATGGTCTTCTATCCATCTGATTCACCATGTGTTTCCAGTGATAAAACACGAGCCACTCATCTCCGCAATCTATAGGTGCGGTTGAGTTAAATGTAGGGTGATCTTCAGTGCAGACTTTAAGAGCGCTGGAATCAATAATTTTGTCGTCTTCTCCAGGAGTCTTTATACAAATAGGTTTTGTTGAATATAAAAGTCTAAGTTTTTCGTTATCCGAAAAGAAACACCAATTTTTTTCTGCTTGACCTTCAACGTGATTGTTGCCGATATTCGGGTAAAATCTATCTACAAGCTCACCAAACTCATCTACTATTCCTGTACATACTTTAGGTGTTTTAAGCATTTTATGTTGTGTAGTATCCCACTTAGTCGCATACGTACTAGTGATAAATTGACACATTAAATTTTTGTCAGGTGCTACAAATAAACGAGCGTCTTCGTAGCTAAGTCGATGTTTTTTACTAATTAATTTTCTAGGCGTAACAATCGTGTCGTCTCTCAACAGCTGACCAACCCAGATGTCTGTGGGCGTATTGTTGTAGTAGAAATACTTCATGTCATGACGAAACACAAAACTTTCTGGTTGAGATCTCCAGCTAATAAGATCGGCACCTTTGTGATTAATCAAGCAAGGACTGAAATTACCGTGAGACCCTTCAGGTAAACCTGTGTTGATTTTGGTGAACGTACCCCCTAATTCATAGGCTTGTTCAAACACGCTAGGAATACCGTTTTGAGTAGGGCCGCAGTAAGCCTTCATGGTTGCTGCGTTTTGTACTGTGCGGTAGCGATGAAATTGAATACTCATTTTGATAGCTCCTTTACTGCTGAATCAAATGCGTCTGAAATTCGATCCCAACGATAAGAAGGATTTTGTGTCACCTCATAGCAGTCGTTAGCTTTTTTAGCGTAGTAGTCAGGGTCTTCGTAGAGTTTCGTAAGTTTGGCAGCGGCGTCTTTTACGTCAATAATCCCACGCTCTACACCTAGATCTTTATCCCAAATCCAAGCAGCTACATCGATTAAATCAGCTTTGTCTTTCCAAATGTCGGCACTTGACGTGTGGTTTGGCAAAACTAATGGACGACGACACGAGGCATGCTCAAAAGGTACAAGCCCCCAACCTTCTCCATTACAAGTGTTAATACCTACATCACAAGCGTTATAAATTCTGTTGAGTAGCTCATCAGGAGGTGCATCTGCATAATTTATATTTTGAGCTGTCATGATCATTCTGTTGTCGTGATCAAGATTTAATCGTTTCATTTCAGCTGTAAAGACAGCACGAATATCCCAACCGATGTCTTTTTCAGACATATGAAGGTAAAGCATAGTGTCGTTTTTACCTACTGCAAACTCAGCAAAAGCTTTTATTGTTAGGTCTATTTGCTTACGAGGTTGGTTTCTATTAGCGTTTAAAACAATAAATTTATCTTCTGGAAGGCGTAAAGACTTTCTCGCTTCATCCCTGGGCATAGGAAAAAACTTACCTTCGTCGAGACCATGAGGCACAACACCTAGTAGTTTTGGCTTAACGCCTTGGGCCAGAACTCTATTGGCTTGTTCAATCGTGAACGTGATCGAGAAATCCCAGTCTTTGATGTAAGCCAACTGTGAGTCAATATACTGCTCAGAATCAATAGGGAAGTAAGCAATAAATTTAAATTTAAGGTTGTCTTTTAACAGGTGTATCCGTTCCCAAACTTGGTTGCAAATCCATATATCATTTAAGACAATTACAAAATCAGGTTTTTCTTTCTGAATAATTGTTGGTAATCTACCTATACCAAACCGATCTGCTGGGTTTGTCGTTCCCGCTGGGTAGACTTTAAAAGGTAGATCATGAGGATCTCCTTGGTAATTCATCCCATAACTAACAATTTCATGCTTCTTTGACAGATGCTCTAGAACACTGTGTGTCACTCTAGCAAATCCAGTGTTAGATAGAATATCGCCGTACCAAAGAATTTTTGCCATTAACGAGTAGAATCCTACTGATACTATACAGACATAACTAGATATGCCAAGCCGGGAATCTTTTGCTTATAGAAGAGCGTTAAAGCTAAGAGCAACAAAAGCTGTAGAAAAGGATACCTCTGAGTTAGATAGTGTATTTGCACGTGCTGCAGATGACTTTATGACATTCAGTACGTTGATGGATAAAGCACCAGCTCCTCATATGCTCGAATGGTATAAGCACTTGATTACCGGAGACAGCAATCAGTATCTTTTAGACATCGCTGGACCCAACTTAGACATTCTTGCGCCCAGGGGGTCGGCAAAAAGTACTGTCTTAAACCTTTTTACAGCGTGGATTATTGGGCGACATACGTCGAAAGGTATGCCGCTTCAGATAATTTATACAAGTTACAACATCGCTACAGCTATACCTAAGTCTCGAATTATTAAACAAATTATTGATAGCTCTACTTTTAAAAAAATATTTCCTAGGTGTCAGCTTCGAGCTGGGATGCAATCAGACATTGGCTGGAGTATTGACTTCGATTATGCAGGTATCTCAAGGGTCGGTGACGAAGAATTTACTCTACGTGCTGCAGGACTAAGAGGTTCGATCACGTCTAAACGAGCACACTTAGTCATTGTGGACGACCCGATCAAATCCAGTACGGATATTAAAAATCCAGCTATTAGGGAAGAAATGAACAACAATTGGAGTTCTGTTATTGCTCCGATTATTTTTGAAGGTGGTCGATCAATTTGTCTTGGTACGAGATTTCATCCTCTTGATATCCACAAAACAATGTTTAATCCTAAAAAAGGATGGAAACAGGTGATGCAGTCCGCAATTACCTATGACGACGATGGAGATCCCGTATCGTACTGGCCAGACCAGTGGTCCACAGACTATTTGCTGGGGCAAAAAGAACTAGACCCTGTCGCTTTTGCATTCCAGTACCAACAACAACCAGTGATGTCTAGTGATCTGGTGCTCTCTCCAGACTTGCTTGTCAAAGGTGATGTTCTTACAGAGTTTGACTCTCTTGCGGTCGGTGTGGATCTATCCGCAAGCAAGAACGAAACTTCCGACTACACAGCGTTTGTCTTAGGGGGTAGGTGTAAAGACAAGTACTACATTATTGATGCGCAGCAAGTGCGCTCTATAGGCAACCTTGAGAAAATAGATCTTTTATGTAAGATTTTGGTTGAGTGGGGCATCTTACAAGAAGATAACGAAGGAAAATTTTTACCTACTTACTCAACCTGCACTTTGGTAGTAGAAGCTGTGGCGTACCAGGCATCTCTGTCCGCTGACTTAAAAAGAGTAATGCTCGGAGAGTGGGGTTTGGGTAACTTACATATCCACGAAGTCAAAGGTTTTCGCGGAGACAAGATTTCACGCTTCCGAGGGACACTTGGTTTGCTTGAAAATAAAAAAGTGATCTTCAACAGATACCGTAAGTTTGATCAGCTTTTTGATCAGATTGTAAACATAGGCGCAACTACGCACGATGACCTACTAGACGCGTACACACACTTGGTTACATTTTTACAACGACGGGGTAGCTTTGAAATTGAATATTAATTGATTTTTTGGGTAGTACTGTAGTAGCAGTGTTCTGGTTTTCTGAGTTGAACAATTTAAAATTTCTAATTTTTGTCACAGCACACAATCCTTTGAGCAAATTTGACGTGTTGCTGGAGACACTCAGAGCTTATCAAGACTTACCGGGTACACAAGACGTAAACATTATCATCGATAATGCACACGCAAGTGATGCCGTTGAGTTCCGTGAGCTGTTAGATGCAAACCTAACGTTCGAGTCGTTAAAAATTGTTTGCGCTTCGGCTGAGTTTGATCAAGGCTACTTTCTTACGTGGGCGCACAAACCTATGCTTTTTGATGCTGTTAAAAAAAAGTCGCATGATATTTATATGTACTCAGAAAACGACATGCTCTTTACGAGAGAAAACTTTGACTTTTGGTACGAGTACAAGGATAAGTTAAAAAAAATTAATTATGAACCCTCCTTTTGTCGTTACGAAGAATTCCAAGATCAAAAAATTCCCTTTGATAATTATCGCAACTGGAAGCTAAATGGACTAACAAAAAATGTGTGGGGTGATAGACCTTACAAGGTAGAGACTGTACCTGCGTTAGATGACCAAGAACTTCTTGGGTTTGTAACTTTAGGAAATCCATATTCTGGCTTGATGGTTTTGGATCAAGAAATGGCTGATACCTACATAAATTCTATAAGTGCAGATTTTGTACAAAGTATTAATAGAGTCTCTTTTCGTTGCTGGCCGGAAGGTGACAGAAGTTCTTTAGGTACTTGTTTTGAAAACTTACTTCCTGGTCAAGACCACAGGCGCTTAGTGCCTGTTGTGCGTAACGGCGACTCAGTTCAAATTGCTAGTTGTGGTTTGGTGAAACATCAGGACACTAAGTACAGCGAACAGTTGTTTCAAGGAGTAGATTCTCTGATAACAGTAGAGACGATGCTTGAACTCTGATTTTCAAGAAATGACTGACTTTGAGTGCAGAGTGAAGGACGCAGCTCAATGTGCCCCTACAACAAGTCGTGTAGATCACCCTACGCATTACAACACAGGGGGTATCGAGACCATTGATTACCTGGAGTCTGCTCTGACTCGTGATGAGTATATAGGCTTCCTTAAAGGTAATATTTTGAAATATTTATCTCGTGAGCGCTTTAAAAACGGAATCGAGGACTGTAAGAAAGCAAAGTGGTACATGGACAGACTTGTCTCATTTAGCGAAAAAGCTTGAATTACAGTTAAAGTAGAGAGACGTACAGCAAGCGTATGAATATTAGAGCTTTTGGTTCTGTCTTTGGTCAGACTAGTGACCTTCCAATGGCCAGTGGTTTTTTGTGGAAACCTGCTGATGGCCAGAAAACATTTTCAACTTGCCGTAGCATCTTTATCGAAGCTAAAGCATCGTCAGGCAAAGACGATGTTTTTATCGAGTTTAGTGACGGTCCTGGTCAGTATATTCACATTGAAAATTTAGTAGGTGATCAAAAACTACCGTTTGCCATAACTGGAATTAGCGGCGGTTCTATTGAAGGCGCTGTCGTTCTCTTCTAAAACTATGAATCCTTACGACAAGGCAGCTTTCGGCTTTGCGAAAGCATATCAAATGAATATGAGGGCAGCAAATGAGCAGCGTAGCGCTAACTCACCTTCAGACAATGCCTTTACAGAGGAGATGATGGATGAGGAGAAAGCTTTAAATTATTCTCCCTCAGGTATGGAACCCGCTCCTCCTGCGGATCAATACAATCAGTTTGGAGCAAACGAGCAAGAAGAAGAGATGGCAGGGGCTAACGGCAATTCGGTCGCAAGAGCCAAAGCAAAGGTATCTAAATACCTCAGAGGGTGATTCCGAGGTAGTATGTTGTCACTGACGTGACTTCACAGTGCTTCTAGATTGCTTTCCTTATTTTAATGAACGTGAACTTCTTGAGCTGCGTATTCGGACGTTAGAAGACCACGTTGATGGCTTCTTAATTACTGACGCCAACAGAACACACAGAGGTGACGAGAAGAACTTTACGTGCCTAGAAGCAATTCGAGAGCTTGGTCTACCAGAGGAAAAGATTCAAGTCCTGCATGTAGAGCTACCTTCGTATGAAGAAGTCCAAGACCCCTGGATTCGAGAGCGTGGACAAAGAGATGCACTGGGTGTCGGTCTTGATTTGATGGACGATGACGATATTTTTATTTGTTCTGACTGTGATGAAATTGCTAACCCTGCTCGGTTTTCTGAACTTTTGGAAGTAGTTAAAGAGGAAAAAGAAAAGATTGTTAGGCTCAGCATGAGCATGCATTACGGTAGAGCTGATAGACAGCTCGTGTCTCCCACGGGGGAGTTATTCGATTGGCGTTGTGGGGTTGTAAGCACTGTTGGCAGGTTCAAAGCTTTTGGTACTCTTTCCTCAATGAGAGCTAGTACGGAGAATCACTATTTTGGAGAACGTGATGCAGGTTGGCACTTGAGTTGGATGGGTGATTCAGATAAGCGAAAGACAAAACTTCGTTCTATTGCTGAATATTACATATGGGATCGCCCTGAAGTACAGAAACTGTGTGAGGACTTTGAACCTGAAGAAGGTAAAACAGACATGTTGGGTCGAGAGGATCATCTGTTGACTTCTTACCCTGTTGAAAATTTGATGCCTGAAGCAGTTAAACTAGAAAGAGTTAAGGCGTATTTACTTCCTGATGGCTAATAAAATGCCCCCCGAGCTTCTCGAAAAGTTCAAGAAAAGTAGAGAAGAAAAATCAGGTTCTAACGAAGAGGACCAAAAGAAAGATAAGCGTAAATCCGCTCTTTCTAAAGCTCGCAAAGCTAAAGAAATGAGTTCCAAAAAGTAATTCTAAGAAATTACAAACCACTGTGTGTGTATAGATGAGTTCCTCCGAAACTAGAACAGCTTTTACCGAGATTTTGGAGGCTTCACGCACTCAAGATCGAAGTAACTCATCGTCCACGATGGTGGTTTTGAGTCATCTTCAGCAGATGATTCTGTTGATGATGAAAAAAGGCTTGGCTTTTTATTGTGACCAAGACACGTTTAAAGGTCGTACAAGATTTTTAAACGATGTCATTAGTCTTAATAAGCTAGACATCCGATTCCCAGCAATCATCCGTAACTTTCTTATCGATGGTTGCGGTCTTTTTTACTTCAGACCCGACCCAAAACTAAAGTATCAAATTTACTTTTTTAACAAGAATCAATATCGTGTCTACCACGACACAAACGGGAGCGTAGAAGAAGTCGTAATTGTCTATAGCTACAAGGTAAAGAACGCTTCTTTAGGTCTTCCTAGCAACACTTATGGTCAAAACAAAAGGTATGTTCGTTTAACAATTACAGCTAAAGAGATTACTGAAATTGAGACTGACAGTGAGCTTAGTTTTGAACTAGAGCCGGGCTCAGTTCTAACCCCAACTAAAAATCGACCTAACACACTGGGCTTTATTCCAGCTGTGGAAGTCCTCAATAAACCAAATTCAAGTGGTACAGAAGGAGAAGGTGAGTTTGATCCTTTTATGGAACAGATTGTTTTACACAATCAACTCACAAAAAATGTCGCTAAGAACATTGAGTTTTTTGGTAACCCGACACTTATTAGCTCTCGGCCACGAACCGACCTCGTAGAGGCAAATGACAGTCAATCTACTTTTAGGCCCACTATTAGTAGTCAAAGTGGTTTTGCGGGAACGAACCAACCGTCGACTCGGGTTTCTGAGCCGTTCGGAGTAGGTATGGGTTCCGGTTTACGTGTCCCGAGGATTATTGCCAACGTCGAACCTTCGGATCGTGTTGGCTATATGACTCCTGACCCAGTGTCAGGTGACATGAACCGATATATTCTTTTGTTGAGAGAGGAGATCAGAACAGCCTTAGGTGGGGTTGATGAGATCTCTATTTCTGCTGGTGCTACTGCCACAGAGATTAAAGGTTTGATGGGACGAGCCCAGGCAACGGCTCTTCGGAAAAACAAAGGATTTTTGACTTACGGCTTTAATCGTCTTCTTGAGATGATGATCTATCACCAAGAAGTAATTTTTAGAGAATCATTTGTCAGTCTGGCTGGGCTTAAAGAACCCAAACCTCCAAAAGAAGAAACAGATGAGTCAATTGAAAAATATCAGCAGTCACTTGTCAAATTTGAAGCTAAAGTAAATCAAGCGATGAAAGTCGCACTGGAGACTAATACAGTTCCTCCAGGTGTTGTCGGTCTACCTGAAGACGGAGAGCGCGAAGTAACCTACAGATTCCAAGGTGATGTCTACGAAGACACTGCCTACGACATCAATCAAAAGTCGATTGTCGTTAGGAACCTGCAGGAGCTGGGTGTTGATAGCATAGAAGCTCTGAAGTTTCTTTTCCCTGAAAAGACTGATTCAGAAAGAGCTGAAATGTTAAAAGGCTTTCCTTTTAGGATGGTCCAACAAACACAATCAGCCATGCAACAATTTCTGGTATTATTAAGCCAGATGTTGCAGTCTCCGCATCCTCTTGCGCCTAATCAGCCTCTAGCGGCTGATCCTAGACTGAATATTACACCGCTCCTTTACAGGACGTTTGACCACCTCGCTGAAGAACTAACTTACTCGGGTAGCTATGAGCCAGCAGATCCAAGCTTCGATCCCGAGCCCGGTCTCCCCGGCGGCAGCCCCGGCGGTGGATCAGGGTTCGGTAGGAACACCACAATGGGTTCCACAAACCCAAGCACCACCTACCCAGGCGGTAGCTTCGGTTCCTATGCACCAACAGCCGTCGCAGGCGGCACTGGTTTCGGACCCTTCTACCAACAACCAGTACAACCAGTCAACGTCTCCATCCTCCCCCAGCAACCCGTGGGAAGCAGCGATGGGTTCGTTGGAGCGGGTGCTGAGTCAAGTCAACTCGACATCCCTCAGCCAAACTCCACAGTCTTACTACCAGGCGGAGCAGGCGCAGGCTACTCCACAGAACAGTCAGACTTTACAGGCCCAGCCTTGGGCTTACCAGGCACCCCAGGCAGCGCAGACCTTACCTACCAGCGTTACACAGACCCAGGCTTCCTCTCCAACTTCTACGGGAACGAGAGCAGGAATCAGCGAAACAACCGCAGAAGTCGTTAGTCACTTCGGTATCGAAGCTCCAGGCATTCTTAATCAGTACGCCTGCGGACTCGAAGATCTTCTAGTCAATCAAGCTACTCAGCTTGACACTCTTTCTGCCCGCCACGATGCGATGCAGACAATTTTGACAGATCCTGACCACCTGGCTAACTACACAGATCGCTACTTCACTGAAGTCGTGCCTGTGGATGTTGATGACAACGCTCTGGCTATGCAAGGTCAGCAAGCAGGTCAAGCCTATCAACAGACCTACGACATGCCCGCTCCTTCAGCTGGTGTAGCAGGTTCACAACAAGGGGTCGCTCCTCAACAGCAGTGGGATCAGTTCACTGATGTGATGAACCGTAGTCCTGAAAACGCTTGGCGTGTTCTTGGTGCCATGGGACCAGAAGCTATGCGCTCAAAACTTTTGTTCATGGATCCTTCCTGACCCAGTTAAGTTAATCAGCGAAATTAAGCTCCCTAACTGGGGGCTTTTTTCTTGCTATTCTTTATTTAATTAAGGCTTTTAAAATGCGTACTCTTGGTGATAAGCAGCGGAAACAACCTCAGCAAACAAAAGATGTAAAAACTGCAGAAGCTCCTGTCGAGACTCCTGATTCTCCAGTTGTTTCAGAACCAAATCAAGTTTTTGATGAGTCAGTATCTTTAGGTTGACCCTGAAGTTTCTTTTTTGACTTTTGCTTCTAAGATTTTATCTGCCATAGACAGAAGTCGAATCCCTGCGTAACCACATATAAAAGACGTGGCTACGGATTCTGATTTTGATAAATTAAACTTTTCTGATATAGCAGGGCTAACGAACACAGCTAAAAAATATCCGACAATAAGTGTTCTCAAAAGCATGAAACCCATGTGCTTCATGTTTTTTTTATGAACGATAGAGTCTGTAAAGGAACCTGCAACTGAGGCCATAATTCCTTCTCCATCGTTTACCAAGATACTGAGTACCTTTGCTCCAAAAAATAACATCTCGAAGCAAGTAAAAGAACCTGACCTTCTTTAATTTTAACTCAGGTAAACTTATATAAGTTGATTTTACGTAATGGTTTATATCCCTACTACCAACTGGAAGTATGACAAAAGTCTTTATCACGCGATTCAGTCTGGACCGCAACGAACAGGCGATAACTTAGATCGCACAGATACGTATTTAACTTTTTCTAGTGGTTACGTGATGCCTAATGGCGTCCAACAGACTTATGAGTCAGTAAGTAGCGAAGGGGCTGACTTTGGGGTTATTCGAGTTGGTCCGCCAAACATCAGCGGATACTTCAACACTGAGTGGAGAGCAGTACCACCAGCAATAAGCGGCTACTGGACAAATTATGACAACGTAAATCCTCACGCTTCAGGTTTATTAGACAGCTACGTAGGCTTTAGAGCACAAGGCTTATATAAGACAGCAAATTCAACGGTTCAAACCGCTATCGGTCCTCAGCCTGGTCTACGAAACTTTGGATCATTCACGTGGTATGGAGAACAAGTACCAGATAATCAACTTTATAGTCCGTTTCAAACTCCTAGATCTAACGACAATTCAAGTGAAGGAGGAGGAATTACCGGTGGAGGTGTGACGCAACCTAGGTTACGTGCTCCGGCATTAACTAATCCAACTAACGACACCACAGGATCTAGGGCAGCTTGGGTGTATCACTATCCGATCTATTGTCAAAGTTTGATTGAGACGCGTTATAGCTCAGCACCAGGTCAGATGGGTTCCCCAACACGTAACAGCTATCGAGGTAAGTCCTCGCGTTATGTACCAAACTACGGCTCCATATACGGAAAACTTGGAGAAGGTGTTAGAAACATGGTACGCACCTTTAGTCCTGGTGTTAATAGTTCTAATCAAAAAAGCATCTAACTTCGTTAAACCACTATGAATGCGACAGGATTTGCGCTCAGATAGTATCTACTGGTTTATATTTATAAAGTAGTTTTTTTTGAGGAAGTCAATTGTTTATTGACAATGATTTCCCGAAGATTCTCGGTGCTGAGCTTTACCGTCCGCACCCTGCTTACATCGTAGAAATGGCCGCTGAACCAGTGGTTGTACACGATTTTAGTAAGCAGCCAGGCCAGACGGTACAACTCGATCGGTACCGGTTCTTCGGAAACCCTGGCTCTAAGGAGTCACGTGAGCGTACTGCCGAGCAGACCATCGGTACTGCTAACAGCCGGAACATTGTCAAAGACAAGGTTCTGGTAACCCTTAAAGAGTACACAGGCCCTGCGGATCCTTCAGATCCTACGCAGCCTTCTACCTTTAAGATTGCGCGTGAAACTCTTATCACAGCGCAGCGCCTTCTGCTTGATACAGGCAACCTTACAACCTTCCACCAGAGCATCGGTTCGCTGACTCTGCTGGATGATTATCGTCGTTGGCGCGACCGCGTCTTTGTAAACGAACTTCTTAAGTCTGTTTCTAAAGGCCAGTCTTCCGATAGCCAGGGCGGTTACTACTTCCCCGGTGATCTTGCAACTGGAGCCCTAACTTACACCAACGCCGAGCAAGCTAAGTTCGACGTTAAGGATGACCTCCTTCGTGTAGTTAAGTCTCTGCGTAAGCGGAACACTCCTACATTCCAAGATGGTTTCTATCGCTGTATTTGCGATCCTACCTTCTTAATGCACCTTCGTCAGAATTCTGACTTCCGCGAGGTCGCACGTTACCCCGGTAACGGCCAAATCAACCCACTTATGTCTGGGATGCAGCCTAACGCTGCTCTCTACATGGGTCAAGGTTTTGGACAAGCCACCTTCTTGGCTGGCGAGCCCATTATGCCCACGGGCTTTGTGTTTGAAGGAGTTCGCTTCTTCGAGTCCACAAACATGCCGACTCAGACTCAAGCTGCTACGATCGCAGCAACAGCGCAAGACTACAACGCAGCTGTTGGTATCTTCTTCGGTCCTCAAGCCATTGGCGTGGGTATCGGCGGATCCAATGCTCAAGTCCTCCTGAATAATAACGACGATTTCAGTCGCTATATCATGATGATTTGGTCGTTGTATGCAGGTTTCGAGCTGCTTAATGCAGACTTCGTAACCGTTGGTTACTCATTCGACGCTTGAGGAGGTAACTAACAATGATTAACGCTAACCAGCTTCACGTTTCCAAGATCTACCCTGGAAACTATGTAAACGTTCTGCGGTATTGGCACGAAGTCAAGACCATGCAGTTCGAGAACGCAAATGGCGTTCAACAGAGCTACACGAACCAACCTGTCGGCGGTCCTGTCGGCGTTGTGTTCCGTCCCGGTTGGATTGCTCAACAGGCAGTCGGTTATGTCGACCTGAGTTATCAGGCTCTCGGCACTAACAATCAGCTGAGCTACTACACACAGCCTTACGGCTCTGGGTCTAACGACGCTAATCAGCCGTTCCTCAACGCGAACGTCATCATCCCTTCTCCTGACTTCCATAAGGATGTTCGGGCTGACATCACTGATGGCCTTAAGGCACCTGCAGGTGCTTACGCGTATCGTGCATCACTTCGTGTTGACGGCGGCGACGTTGTCAGCTCTGGTGTTGCCGGTGGTTCTGCTACCCCAACCCTGACTCTCATCCCTGCGGTGAGCGAAGGTATTGCTGCTGATGGCACCGTCGTCAGTGGTCAGTTCGGCGTTTCGATTGTCGGCTCTAGCAGCCGCATCGCTAACGGCAGCGTGGCCTCCACGAACATTATCGATTCCAGCACTCTTGCTGCCCTCGGTTCTGAAACTCAGTGGAAGCTCTTCACAACCAAAACTCTTGGTGGCGCTTCCGGCGTAGCTCAGGGTTCAGGTATTTACGATCCTCGCGCCGGAGCCAACAAATTGTCTGGCGACGACAAGGCTCTCGCAATTTGTGAAGTCTGCTGGATCCTTCCTGACGAACCCCCCGAGCGTCAAGATGTTGCTCTGCAACCTGACGGTTTGGTTGAGTCGCAGGTTTATACCTCCACCTCACCTTCCTGATACACTGATTAGGAACACGGACGACCCCTCCCGCCAGAGGGGTCTTTTTTTGTGCTTTAGTAAACATCCGAAACCAATATTTTTTAAAATATCTAGAGTTGACTTACTCCATTGCGCTCACGCAGCACTTATGGCTGATAAAGAAATCTCAGATTTAAAGTTAGACAGAAAAGAATGCGAAAAATGTGGTGCCACGTGGCTAAATGGGCAGCATTTTTGGGCTACAGGGTCAAAAGGTGACGAATACGACCTAGCCGGACTTGTATGTAACAGAGCAAACTCAGAAAAGTGCATAAACCCAAAAAAAGGTAGTGAAGGAGGCGATACTTGGGATAAAAGAGCGGCATTTCTTGATGGAATTGACGAAGCAATTAAAAAAATGCTGATGTGACTAGTGCTTTTGCAGTATTTTGATATACACTGACGATAAATGGTGATCTGTAGATGACTACGAAGGTTTTCAAGCCCAGCGGCGTAAAAGTAGATATTCTTTCGACTCACGACGATGGTGAGTACTTCATGTGTCGATCAAACACGACAGGAAAAGTTTTTTTTGCGCATAAAGACCAAGTTGACGACTTCATGGAGGCAAACACACCAACTCCAAAGTCAAATGCACTGAAAACAAGGCGCGGGAGACGTGCTGTGAAGGGAGAAGAGACAAAAGAGGAGACAAACACCGTGGTTAAGCCTCTTCCTCCCGCAGACAACAGAATTAATTTAAATACTTTGACTGCAGAAGGTCTGACTCAGTGTTTACCGGGCGTTGGTCTGAAAACAGCTAAAGAAATTATCGAATTAAAGCAGAGTTTGCCTGGAGAAAAGTTTAGTAAGCTCGATCAATTGGAGTCAATTAAGCGAGTTGAGTGGGCTGAAGTTTTTGCTACTGGAGTTGTTTATGTTGAGTGACCTACAATAAGTACCTAAGGTGGCGGGTACTTGAAAAATGGCGCAGCTCTCAGTTAACGAGCTAGAACAAATCCAGAGTTTTCTGGCTCAGCAGGGCGTCACATTTAACGCTACGTCAACTGATGCAACTAAGCGTGAAGTAATTTACGCAGCGGTTAATCAGTTATCTAGAAACCCAGCACAGACCTTTGGTTATGCGCTAGATGACTTTAACTTTAGTCGTACTGCGTATCACCTAGGTTTTAATATTGCGACTGTACCTGCTGGAGATTACGCAAGACTATTAGAAGCTTGTAATAGCATTCCAAGTGAATTTTATTACGACAAAATTGTTCAGCAGCTTGAAAGATGCGAAGAAGCTGAACGTTTGACTGAGTTGGCTACAGGTCGAGCAACTAGTAGACAAGAAACAATTCTTGGTGACGTTTCTCGTTCTATCAGCATTCAAGACAAGAACGAAGTAACAAAAGTTTGGAGAGCTAACTACCTGTACGAGTGTGATCGTCTAGCTGAAATGCTTTACGTTCCTAACTACAAGAACCCCGTGGCAGCTCGGTATAGGTTTGAAAGGAGTGGAGGAGAGTTTATTCAGGCAATTCCTGGTCCTCCTGATGTGTCACGAGCTGACCGCCTGTATTTTTATGCAAACTGGCGCTAAACTTAAAGCACGAATAGTTTTTGGTTTGTAGCTAATGGGTTTCTTTAATGTTTTAAAACAAGCTGGAATAGAACTCGGTCAAGCTGGAATTAGAAATGTTGATGACTTGATTCGTAACGTTGTGCTTCCCAACGTAATGATGAGAGGTGATGACCTGCTTACGGAGCGGGTGATTAAAGAAGCGCAAAACATGGGTATGAGGAATCTGCCCGTACTTCCTTCACCTGGTTTGATTGGTGAGTCGCCTCAAGCTGTAAACCAAGCAATTGATGCTGTACGACGTAGTCAAGCACCTAGATCTGTACTCGACCGTACTGTTAAAACAAATAATCCTTTAATTAACCGAACATCTCCTGTTGCTCCCATAGGACCACGCACTCGCGGCGGTGACATTGTTCCTGTAAATCCTCAAGCTGCCCCTGCTTTTCGTCCAGAAATTCCTAGTGAACCTTTCATGCGTCCAACGGTTGAGAATGTCCCCGTCGTGCCTTCAAGTGACACAAGGCAGTTAGGTCTTGATCTGAGATTTCCTGCGGGTGCGCGTAGCTCTAGAGAAGTCATGACTCCAAAAGGAGCTATTAGACCAGAAGGCTCTAACGTTGGAGGCCAGTTTTACAACCCAGAAGCTGCTTCAGTAGAAGATCTTCGGAATGTCGCTCAACCTTACACGGGCTTTAGGAACTCTCCTATGAGTGCGGATCCGTTCCTTGACGGACAGACAAATCTTTTTGCCCCTAAGTCTGAAGTAGAGAAAGCTATCGAAAGGTTCAATATCGCTCGCATGGGCGGTATGTCTGCACCCGCTGGAAGACAAGCACCTGTTCCTGAGTTTGGACGCGGTGGTTTAGTGCGAAGTGGGATAGACGACCTTCCTGTTGAAAAAGTTCGTGTTTTTGTGGACCCGTCCGCACCTAGAGCTTCAGCTGTATTAGATCCTGTTGTTTCAATGAACAGCGCGACTGGGGCGAGGCAAGTTGATTTGAGCAAGATGCTTTCAGATCCTAGAATTCTTGCGGCTCTAGGAGCTACCGGTTTAGGTGCCGTTGGTGTTGGAATGATGAACCAAGGGGGCGGAGAAGAAGCAGTAACTCCTCAAGCACCAGTTTCTCAGGATCCTGACCTTCGTATTGCTGAAAGACTCAGCGGAGACCTTAACGCCAACCCTCTCTTCCGTGAGCCTGATGGAACTGCACTCGGCGGCAGTTTTTCTGAGCAAAGTGAGTTAGGCCGTTTGCTAGCAGAAATTCAGAGCAGCTCAGGAGCTAACGCTGACAGCAACGCTCCTAGAGTAACCAGCGGTAACGATCAGAGGCGGAGCGTAATGCGTGAAGCAATTCAACAAGCTGATCCTGTTGCCGCTGCAGTTATGCGAGCTACAGAGCCTATGAGTCCTGAAAAGTACGGCAGTGCTGCTGAGTACTACGCAGCTCGTCAAAACTACGCTTCTCAACCCTCTATCCGTGCGCAACTTGCGAGTCAGATGGAAGGTGATATGGCGACGTGGGCTGAAGCTAACCCTGCTCTTGCCTACGAACTTCAACGTCGGTCGATGAGCAACCCACAGGCAAACCAACAGTCTGTGGAATCAGTCACCACTCCGTATCAGACTGGAACTCAGATGGGGTCTCAAGTAGAGAACAACGCTGTAGGTAATGCAAAAGCAGCAGGCGAAGCATTTGTTACAGGAGAGCAAGGAGCATATGACTTGAAGAGTGCTACTGACCCTATCCTTAACGCTAAGAGTCTTAATTTGATTCAGTCTTACCTAGACTCCGCCTCCCGTTATTGAGCTAAACTTAAACATAACTAGGTTTATTTCATGGACTCATCCCCAGAAAATAATAACCAAGGAGGTAAATTCCTTAACGCGTTAATCCAAGGAATTCGCATGGCTGCGGACTTCAAGCGCGGTTACGATAACCCAGATTTTTATCGCGGTAATCGTACACGTTTAGCGTCTGATAGGTTCCAAGATATGATCTTGGATTCACAACGTCGTAATGACGAAAGAGCTGATGCAGCTAGAGCTGCAC